ATTGATAGAGACGTAAAGAAAAAAATGCTTGTAAACGCAGAGATGTCAGGAGAATCTATAAGCAAAGCTAAGGAAAGCTTGTTGTTTGCTCTGAATGAGGAGAATTCAGGTTTGGTAGAATACAGCAAACCGTCATTCATTTACCCTTTAGCCACTGGTAACCTCAGATACGGGCGTTTATATGAGTGGGAAGCTGGGTTTTTAGACACAGCTATTGCCAATAGCAATAAATATACTAGAGAAGCTTTAACTAAAATGAGGGATGGCAATTTTATAAAAAGGGTAAAATCCAGTGATTTTTTTGATGAGTGGAGGTCTAGGATGAAAGAGAATGAATCAAAAATAAATAGGAAGTTGAGGGATACCTTTGGGGTGATAAAAAAAAGAAAAGAAGTTACCAATCCAGATGCCGAACTAAAGTCACTTTATTCTGCTGGAGATAAGCTCAATTCAGAACTCAAGAGTATCTACTCTAGAGCATCAAGCGGGGCAATGCAAGGTACTGTTAAAGTCCAGATTAGCGGAAAAAACAGCATGAGAGGTTATGCTGAAGATGAGATGAAGCATTTCGGGAAGAAATCTGGTCATAAAAGCGGTTTCACGAGGCATGACAAATTTTCCACTTTAGATGATGAATTTAGATTTTTATGTGACATATTGACCTCCAAAGCTGAAGAGGTTTGTCGGACAGATTTAGTTACGCCTGTAAGCGAGATAGGCAGTGATTTCTTAGTCAAAGAGAGGCTAACTAGCATGTCATTATATCAAAACTCAATGGACAATTATAAAAAGACTATTCTAGGGAAAGCATGTGAATATATTGAATCCTTTTGCTATACATTGATGAGGTTTTCTACTAACAGTCTGAACCACAATTACATTCAATGTTCAAATATGGGTTATAAAAACAGTTTTATTATTTGTAGAGGAGGACATAAAATATTTAAGAGCGGTAGGTCTAGGCTCTTTAGATATTGTATACCCATATCATGTGAGATAGAAAATATATTTTGAGGTGC